TAAACCAGCGTCACTATCATAAGTTTTACCATTATCTAAACCGTATGATTGAGCGGAGGTTCTCTGTAAATCACCAGTAGCACTATCAGTTACATAATTCATTTCATAACATAGACCTCGTCCAGTTGTGTATAATTCTCTATTTTTCTGGACTTCACTTGATATCGCCATAGATTTCTGTTGACAGATAAAGGGATAATCAGTTGTATCATTAATTACTCTACCTGAAGACGTGCGTAGAACTGCTCTGGATATTAGAGAATTAACGCCCACGCCTAGGGGCACGAATGCACGGTCAACACCAGAGTTAGGTTTTAAACCGATTGATATAGTTGAACCTGGCGACATGAACCCTTTTGGTTCTAATTCAAATCTACAGAATAAATTATCACTTGAAAACACTACAGGATTTAAAATATCGCTGTCTATTTCTTGTGCTGTAGAAGTTGCGAGAGATTGTAATTGTATAATATCTGGTTGTGCAGAACGTCCAGGTCTATTATCTGGAGGAGGGGAAGTATCAGGCATAGGTGTTTCGTCACTCATTTTATATTTAAATAGAATATATAAAATAACTAAAAAATAATTTAAAAAAATGTAAATATAAGTATTTAAAATATTTATTGAATTACTTGAATACCGTTGTTATTGAATGCTACAGATTGTTCGCTGTTAACGAAAATAAATGTAGAGATAGGGTTGTCTTCAGTTAAATCTAATTCAATATTAATACCTAGATTTTGTGTTCTAAAATCTTCACCACTACCTCCTAGTGCGTCATAATTCATTCCTATTCCCCATACCAGTCCACTATCAGGTAGTTTAGTGTATGGAATAAGTTTATCAGTAGCAGTATTATCTGCAGTCCATAATCTATTACATGTCCCCACACCGACCATAGTAGAATGATTATCTACAAATGGAATAACACATGAAACGTAATCACGAGTTAAAACAGGGTCACACATAGACGTATCAGGTGCGTCACGTATGTTATTGTTGAGGTCAAACATTTTAGGATAAAGAGCACCCCCCTTGGTCCAGACCACTTTTTTTACGGAGGCGAGTTGTCCGTTTGTATTAATAGTAGGCATTAGAGAAGCGTAACCGTTATTAGACATAGAATTAAGGAATGTAGAAGGAATGAAACTCGCCCATGCTGACCTTACTTTAGAGAGACCTAAATTGAAATTAACCTGTGCGTTAGCAGAGTTAATGGTATCGTAATATGAAGAGACGGACTGATACGTGAAAACTCCCTGCGATTGTTTCGCCATAGACATAATCTCCTGGTCTGTGTAATCTCTAACTTCACATATTAATTTTAAATCGTCTAATTCATAGAACGCCTGGTTATCACCTATAGTGCCGTCAACTGCATATAAAACCTGTGTATCTGGTGCAAGGGATAATTTTATTTCTAATCCAGATAGCATACTGTCGCTTAACGGTATACTACCGCTTCGTCCGTTGAAAAGTCCACACGGTAACGGCACACAGAAACTATTACCTGTATTATTAGCAGAAGTTTTAACAACATTAGATATATAATTCAAATCATAATTATTAATTACTAGTGCACTCTCGTCTAAATGCCCTAAATTATCTTCATTTTTCGTGCTTAACGGAAGGTAACTTTTTAGGAAGTGTGAGTAGTGCCTTATATTTTCTATCGTTTGTTGGTGTTTAATTGACCTGGTGGTGAGTGTAGAAAAACAACCCCATACACCTAAACGACTATCCATGTGTATATCGTCAGTAGAAGCGACAACTGAACCGTCACCTTTTTTAACACGTAGTTTACCCACTAATCTAATAGAACCAGGAATTAACGTAGAGTTCATAGAAGGGATTTGGAAGATAAGGTCGCTCATACCTTTACGATACGAAACGAGGTTGTCATTAGGTTTGTTAGACATTTGTATCTCTAAAAATCTGTTACTCATTTTATACTATTTAATATATATAAAATAACTTAAAAATAATTTAAAAAATCATAAAGTTTAAAATGTTCCTGAACCTGTAGACATACCCCTTAATGTAGAAGGTGCTGAATATGATATAGTCCCTTCTTGTGTAGGTGCTTGAACTGGTGCTTTTACTTGTTTTTTTATTTTTTCTACTTGTGCTTCTTTTTCTTTATTTTTTTCATGGTCGCCGAATAAACCTATAACATTACCCACACCTGATACTAGATTACCTAATCCTGCTACCCATTCTAAACCAGGGACTAAACCTATTACGTCACTTACACCACCTATAACAGAACCTACATTATTAGCGTCGTCCTCCCATGAAGCACCTTTTTTAAATGGATTTCCATGATTTTTAACCATGTTTTCAATATCTCCAGTTAAAGCGACTGCACCTGTCCCTGCTGACACCACAGCACCTCCTATTTTTCCTACAGCGTCTCCAGTTGCTTCTCCTATTAAACCTCCTGTTGCTTTACTGATTGCTTTACCTGTTAAAGTATGTGCTCCTTCTTCTACGTCGCTAACTCCTGCTTTTAATGTATTTTCTGGTGCTGAACCTGTAGGTGCTTCTTCTCCCTGTATTTGTGGTGCACCTGCAGTAGAAGTTTTGTTCGCTTGAATAACATTTTCACCTTCTTTAACATTTGGAGTAACTACAGGTGCTACTACTGGTTTTTTGACTACAATTCCAGGAGTAGATTTAGTATTATATAAATCTACTGCTCCTGTATCACCTCCATACGCTACTACTGGTCTCGCCCCTTCAGGTATTCCAGTTGTATCTTTTGGTGTAAATACACCTGGTCTAGTAGGGTCTTCTTGTAGTTCTTGTCCGTCTGGTAGAAATCTAGAACGTTGGTCTGGTGTAGTAGTTTTATCAGCAGTATATTCATAATCACCAGAAGAACCTTTAGATAAACCTGCTATCTTTGATTTTGCTTGTGCTTTTGCTTGTTTCAATAATGTTTCTTTACGGTTGTCCCATGCTTGTTTCATTCCTCCTACAGCAGAAAAATTATCTAAAATATCTTTTGCTTCACCTATTTTTTCCTGAACTCCCAGGTCACCTTTTTCTTTTCTATATTCATTCATAACAGACATATTATAATCTGCTAGTTCCTGGTTATGTTCTATTACATTTGCATTTCTAGAATTGAGTTGATTTATTGCTTCGTCTTGTCCGTATAAATCCATTTTATAATATTATGAATAAATAAATTATTAAAAAAATGTTTTAAAATTATTCAAAAGGGTCAGGTTTTTCTCTCACAGTTAAATCTTTTACTGGTTTTGAACCCTGACCTATGAACTCTTCATGGCGTTTAAAAAACTTTGCTGGATTATCTTGCACCGAAATATATAAAAATGAATACGGTTCGTCGTGTGCGTAATTATAATATTTCATGAAAATATCTTCACTACCGCATAATTCACCATATTCCTCACGGATTTTCTCCAGTTCCTTACTATTTTGTTGTTTAAAAATTAAAATATCTGTTGCATTATTTCTTATGATAGTTCCTATACTGCGAAACGACTGTGTGCTTAAAAAAATTGACATTTCGTAATGACGAAACTTACTAGAAAGCATAGCGATATCATTAGTTTTTTTGAAGTCACGTGATAAAATATCGTCTAATAAAATTAACATAGACGGCATTTCGTCTCTAGGATATTTTTTTTGTTGTGCTATTAAATCCTTTATCATGTTATCTGTATAATGGTCTTCACAGTCCCTAAATGCGTCAGTAAAATATTTACCCTTCGTGTCGTTACATAGTGTATTGCTTATAATTTTATAGTAGTCCCAGTAGTGAGGTCCATAGAAGTCCTTTTCATTTCTTAAAGCGTTGACTAAATAATTCGTCTTCCCTGAACGCACAGAACCGATAAGAAGACATAAAAATTGAGGTTGTGGTAAAAAAGGGTGTATAGCAGGGTATTTATCTTTATGTTCTGTATCATTCACTTTTAAAACTTTTGGTGCACTTTTTCCTTCCATTTATATTATAGTAAATATAATTATTTTAAATTAAATATTTTTTTATAATCTCGTATTGAACCTTTAATAGTAGGTTTATTCCATAGAATATATCTAGATAACGAACCAGCAGTCATAGGGTCACTCCAGTTCTCACGCTTTTCATGACGTTTTAAATATCTCTCTTTTCTTTTTTTATCTTTATTAATTGTAAAATCACTCATACCAGCAGAACCAAAATGAATAGTTTTTTTCTTTTTATCACCTTCATAGAATATAGCAGTATATTTCTTTTTAGCATTAGTAGATTTAGATATAACAACTTTCATTTTATCTTTAGATTTTGATTTATCGCCACAGGTATCACATGGTTTCATTTTATCAGCACATTCACCGTCTTTACATTTATGCATTTATAATTTTAATAATATAATATTTCTTGAAACCTTTTTTCTAAATATATCCATTTGTGCCTGAATATAGTATAAATGACTACAAATGGATATTTTTATGAACTTAAGAATTATAAAATAATGATATAATATAGAAAAGGTTTGAAGCATTTACCAACAATTAGAAAAATAATCCTCGTCTCCATATCTAGCGTCTGCTCTATTAGAAGTAAAATTGACTGCTTTGTTTAGTTTCTTTTTAACTTCTTCTGCTTCTCTCTGTGCTCTCTCTAGTTCTTTCTTCTTTTGTTTTTCTGCTTTTCTCATTTTTTCATAATTAGCGATAGCGGTATATTGTGCTTCTTCAATATCTTTTTTAGTAAATGATTGTTCTTTAATTATAACAGGTTTAGGTTGTTCTACAACTGTTTTCACTTCTTTTACTTTTACACCATGAACTTCATTTCTTAATTTTTCTAATTCCATTTCTTTCTTTCTTTTATTTAATTCTTTTATTTCCCTTTTTTCTTTTGCATTTCTCCTTCTTGTTTCTAATGCTTTTTCTCTAGCGAGTTTTAATTTTTCTTTATGTTCTTCACTCATAGGTTTACGTTTCTTTTTAGTTTTAACAGGTTTTTCTGGTTCAGGTTCAATTTCTTCAATTTCTTCAATTTCTTCCTTTTTTTCTGGTGTATCCCTTACTTTTTCTTTTTCACGTCTATCGTCTATGAATATATCTTCTTCATTTAACATAGGTTCACGTGTTATAATTTCTTCAGTAATTTCTTCATTAATTTCAGGTTCTTCAACATTCATTATCACATTCGGCATTTTATCCATTTATATTATTTAATACATTTCTTTTATTTTGTATTAATTTTAAAAAAAGTAAATCCATTTTTTCAAACCTTTTTTTAATATATCTATTTGTAGAATATTATATATAAAAAAGGTTCAAATGGATATATAAAAATAAATTATAATTGTGGTGCACCTAATCTAAAAGGTTTATTATCTAAATGACCCATAGACCTACTAGCACTTTGTCTAATATGAATTATAACAACTGTATTACCAGTTAAACTATTTACTAATATTTCATTTTCGTCACACATAGTAATAGCAAACTCATTTAAATATAATGGTTCTGTATTTCCTAATTCTAGATATACACGTTCTCCAGGAGAATAAAACAAACCTGTCCCTTGACTATTACCACTATTATCAAAGCGAGGGAGCATGTAAACTATTTTAGAAGGTCTCCCCACAGTAGCATTAAACGAACGTTGTGTTAGATTATCAATACGAACAAACATAGAACTATCACCAGTTAAATCAGGTATCGCTGTGCTAGTATATTGATATAGATTACCAGAAGGATTAGCAGGTTCTCCTGAAGGTGAAGTAGACGGTGTAACTACATTATTAGTAAATCCTAACTGTCTTCCCATATTCGCCTGACTAGAAGGTATTAACTGTTCGTCTGGTTCTGTTACTAGAGTATATGTATATCCAAATGGTAGTTTAGAACCTGTAGAAACCTCCCCTGATTGTGCGTAATAACCAGGACTATCTATATCATAAGGGACAACAAAAGGATTACGGCATTCTAGTTCTGCAACTCTCTCGCTTTGACCTGTATTATACATTCTCACCGCCCAGCAATCCATAATGTCTCCATAATTAAACTTATTAGGTATACCACCATATTTACTAATAACAATATTTCTAGAATTACCTTGTATATAAACTTTAGGATACTGACACCAGTTCTGTTGACCTAATGGAGGTGGATAATGTAATCTACCATGTTTACCCTCTGGGTCTGTTTCCCATTTCTCTTTAGTAAGTTGATTTTGACTACATAATTTTTTCCATTCTCCTACGTCTCCACCATTATTAGTTGAACCTGAACCTGTCGCTAAATGGTCTATATCTCCTGTGTGATACCAGAAACATACTTCTTCATTATTTAATTCAATTTTAAACTGATTAATACCTAAATCATTTTGAGACATATTATACTGTGTTTCAAAGTCACTCGTTTCTTCGTCTATCTCCCACCCATAATATATGATTTCGTCCATTTGTATATCTTTAAAATCTTGTCCTTCGTCTGGATTTTGATATGGAGCAGATACACCTACCCATAAATATCTATCACTTCCAGTATGTTTTCGTTCCATTCTAATAACATAATCGTAAAACTGTTTTAATCCAGCATTATCTACAGTTGTTAGTGTTCCCACACTACTATCAAAATTAGGAGGATTAACTGCTAATCCCTGTGGTCTAACTATACCAAACGCACAGTCAGTATTAACTTTATAATCAGGTGCTTCTGCAGGGTCACATACACCTTCTATATCAAACCTTATCTCACCTCTACGTAATGATAAAGGACCAGACGCTTTACGTGTTCCTACAGATACATTTTCTTCATTTCTAACTCCAGATTGAGACGCAGGAGAAGATATTTTAGCGAATGTTTGTGCGTCTACTACTAAATCCTCATGTTCTAATCCGTCATGTGTATCGTCTCTATTCCATTTTACCCACGTTTTCATGTGTGCCGACTGGTTACTATCTCCCTGTTGTTCTCCAAAAGCAGTTCCCATTTTAAATCCTGCAAATACACCACTATTATAATGAAAATCTACCTCTGCGTGACCTTTTAAATCAGGATATAGACCCCACCCTCTTTCTAATGCTTCTTGTAATCTTTCTTTATATTCATTCATTCCCACCGCTTCTTCTTTAATTACTACAGTTCTATCTGTTAAATATGAACCTGTAGATATTAATGGTTGAACTAAAATAGGTTCTACGGTTGTTTCTTCTATACTAGTATTTTTATAATCGTCACTTCTCATATCTGGACCGAACATGGTATAGAATGTATCTGTAGGGTCTATCACCGCCAGATTATCTTTATTGCATTTAACAGATACTACTGCTACTTCACTATGAGGAGGGATAATCATGGTTTCCTTCATAGAATTATGAAAAGAATACGCTTTATTCCAGTTACTATCTATATCTTTCTGGTTTGTATTTGAATTAGACAATACTACTAAAGACATTTTATAATATTTAAAATATTTTATTAATTATTAATTTATTTTAAATAATATAAATGCCGAAGAAATCACAGACAAAAATGGTTACAGCGATACCTGTTAATATTAATGCTATGAATAAACAACGCCCTCTCCAGTTTGATATTCCTGCTGAAAATGTTAAAGCACATAAATTAAGTATGAATGGTGTTTTCGTTACTGGTATGAAAAAACCAAATCCAAATAAAAGACAAGTTAAAAAAAGTTACTAATTCAATTAATATTTAATACGTTCATATATCTCATTATCACTATTATATGTTTTTCTAAAATCTAAAATCTCTTTATCTATTTGTATTGCATGATTATTTAAATTATAATATGTAATAGATTTAACTTTACCGTCAGGCATTTTTTTAGTTGATTTTTTACTTTCAATTATTTTAGAACCAAATATATTTTTAAACATTTTTACAATTAATTTCTGTGCTTCGTATGGTGTATGGAATGATATTTTTAATTTTTTATTTCTATCATTAAATACAGTTCTGTATTCTTCTAGTAATTTTTTATTATCAAAAAAAGGTATTTTTTCAGGTTGTAGATTGAATAAATATAAATCATTTAAATCCATTTTCATTTCAAACTGATTAAGAACCTTCTTTAAGAAAATCATTTTCATAATAGGTGAAGAACCTTTAGCACATGCAAAATCTTTTTTTCTATCTAGTTTTTCCTGTAGTTTATCGTCCTCCTTGAAGAAAAAATCACATACTAAAAAGTGTCTAGTTAACTGGTGACCGTCTATTAGTATATTCCAGTAATCTAAAACTTTTTCAGGACGAATGGATAATATTTTAATTCTATTCTGTAATACCTGTGGATATACAGATAATAATTTATCTGCTCTAGTAGTTTTCCATTTATCACTATCTATACCTTCTTTAATCGCGTTAATGCATTTATCTAATTGTTCTAGTTCATATTCATTATCTTCAGTTTTTTCTATACTATAACTCCAGTCCTTAATCTCGTCTTGTAATTCAGTTTTCCATTCTTCTACTGCTGTATCAATATGAACCTGGTTATTTTCATATAATTCTTTTATTTCATTCATTTTATATTTTTTAATTTCTTCTCTACCTTCTTTGAATGAACCTTTAGATTTTTTACGGTTTATATCTACTACAAATCCACGCTGTTTTAATAAATTAATGAAGTGAGAGAACTTGTTAGAATTGTAACAATCCATATTATATAAATGGTGAGCGAGTAATTCTTTATAATTTTTCTCCTCCTCGTCGTCCGCTATAATACTAAATGCAGTAGCAGTATGTTTTTCTTTTTCATTTAAACAATTTAATACCTCTTCAGGACTTTCATATTTATATAATCCATGAGATTTTCTACCGAAAAAATATTTTAAATATTCTATATTTCTACACCTACACGCCTGTTGTATCATACCTAATGGAGAAATTGTATGTTCTTTCATTACACAGTAAACAGGTCTTTTCATTAAACTATCTAATCCATAAACAATTTTAGGTGAGAAAATAACATAATCATAACTATCTAAATCAATATCTATATTAGTATCTGTATCACTAGTAAATAAACCTATTCTTTTATCTCTATTTAAACTGTGGTGTATAATCTCACTCACATTTTTACTATCACAGCACACCATAAACGGTTGATTTACTGATAATCTTTCATGCAATTCATTAATTAAATCAGTATCAGTAAATATTTCAGTCGCTATTATATCCTTATTATGTTTGTAATCATTTTGTATGAATATCATATCATTTAATTTTAATTGTTTTAAATATCTAATTGAATTATCACCTATATCAGCGTCAGTCATAATGACACGTTCCGCTGTTTTAAATATACCATTTAATATTTTATATACTGATACACGTTTATCATTTAAACACGGACAATCTACGAAATATTCTATTAATGAATTGAACTCGTCTAGATATATAGTATATCCAGAAAAATCAAAATTAGCAATTTTCATGATACTATCTATTTGTATAACTACATTAGCACCTTCATAATCCCACATAGGAGTTTTAATATCTTTAAACCATATACAATCTTCTATCTCCGCTTTGTTAAAAACTATACTCTGTTCTTTACCTAATGATAATCTAGATACAACAGATATAAACCGTGTGTGATTTTGTTTAGCATAATTTTTAAATGCAGTAGTTTTTCCTGTGCCTGTATCACTTTTAACCATAACATATCTATTATTGATATTATTGAAAAATGAACCAGGTGTATCACCGTCTAAATATCTCTGTCCTGATATAATTTTATCAGGTTTAATGGTGTGATTGTTTAACGGTTTTAACATATAATAACCGAAAAACTTTTTAATTAATAATTCCATTTCTTCTAGATACATTACTAAATCATGTATTTTGTTATAAAATTGTTCTTGTTCCATTTTAATATATCCTACAGGGTCTTTACCTTTAGTTATTGTATATAAATCAGGTCTATTGAGAAAATCATAATATTTAATTTTATATTGTATATATGTATCTTCTGTTTCGTATTTTTGATAATTAGTTCTAGTTTCTTCACTTATATCGTCAATTAAAAATCTACTTTCACGTAAAATTAATGGAAAAGTATTTATGTATTTATGATTTACTTTTTCATATTGAGTATCCCACCCATTAGGATTTCTCCAGGTGGATTTATCTTCAATTTTAATATATTTTTTATTCGCCTTTTCAAAGATATCTTTTCTGTTAATTGTTTTTAACCATGTTGCATATAGTAGAAAATCACTATAATCATTAAAATATTTTTTATCTAATCCTTCAATAATACTCCAGATTATTTCGTCACTCATAGTGTAATTATATGAAGATAAATCCACGCTGTCTTGTGGTTCAATTTCATTTTTATTTTTAGGTATAATTATATCACCATTAGGTTTAGTTTTCATAGGTTTTTTAGTTCTCTTTTTAGTATTGTAAATATTATTCAGTAACCAGGTTTTTAATTTTTCAGGTATTTTTTTTACTTTAGTATTATTTAATATAGTGTATTGTGAACCATTTACAGAAGAACCAGGTGCTACACAGTAACCACCTTTATTTCTAATATCTATCTGGTGTAATCCACAGGTCGTCTGTGTAATATCTCTATCCCATTTAAAATATAAATGTTCTCCACCTGAAGTGGTTTTAACAGAAAAAGTATTGAATAATTTAATATAATCTTCACCGAATACTTTAATAAACTCACTATCAGTTTTTAACTTATATAAATCCATATCTACACATATAATATTATTAACCATTCCACATGGTATTCCATAATTAACACCTTTTTTATCTTTGTTATCTTGAAACAATTGTTCTATAGTTCTAACCTCCCATAAATGACGATTAGACATATTCCATTCACCATTTTTCGCAGGACATTTAGTATTAAATCCTAAACGAAAAGTTTTGAATGCAACCATATTAGTATTAGTTAGAGAAGAATTATTAATAGAATAAAGCGAAAGTTTTTGAGGGGAGGATTTTGAAGCGGACATTATTTTATAATACTTAAATATATTAAATAATCTTTAAATAAACGCACTAAAAAATATCAATTGTATCATAAAATATTGAATTAAAAAAATATATCATTACCATAATACACGTAAAAAAATAAAAGTTTAAAATTACCGACAAAAGTTTAAAAAAACCGATAATTTAAAATTACCGATAATTTAAAAATATCCATTTGCATTTTTTCAAACCTTTTTTATAAATATATCCATTTGTGGATTTTTTACTTATATAATTCTACAAATGGATATATAAAAAAGGTTTTAAGAATTATGGTATTCTATCAGGTAGTCGTGGTGTTAAACCAGTTGGTTCATTTTTAATTGTAGGGTCTCTTATACACGTAGGAGGACATAATTTTATTTTACTACATTTAGATTTTTGTATAGCACCACATATTAAAACTACTGCCCCAGCACACGTGGTTATAAAAATACCTAAATCACTCATATCATATTTCTCCATAATAATAATAATTATTTTTTTTTAGGTTTCTTTTTTTTTAAATGTATTTTATCTATTTTATATGCTTTAGATTTAGGATTTATAGAAGCATATACACGAGCATATCCCCATTCTTCAGGTGATTTTATATGTGGTCTAACGCTACCTGGATTACTCTTATATGCACCTTTACCTTTTTCAAAAATAGTTTTAATTCCTTTCAATTCATATCCAGTCAATCTAGATATATCTTTTAATGAATTAGGTTGTGATAATTTTTGTTTATATTTTTTGTTGAATTGTTGTTTATATGTCACCATTTATAATTATATCATTATTTTTTTTTTGTATTAAAACTTTCCATAATTTCTTGAGCGATAGAAGGGTCTTGTTTTCTAGCACGTGTAACTTTATACATAACACAGCATTCGTCTCCTACTGTAACTAATTTTCCGTCTGGGTCATGAATACTTGTAGTTATACTAGATATATTAGTATCTTTAGTAATTGTAAATATCATGGGACTTTCTGTAGAGAAGTAATAATCTCCGTCACCATTTTCTTTATTAACTATACCACATATACCTAAACTTATACCACCACCTCTCGCTCTATCTCCAGGTATAATAGTATTTCCACCTATATATTTATTTTCACTAACAATATCACTTCTTATTGTAAAATATGGTCTTAACATTTTTCTAGGTAGACCCTCTGCTCCTGCTTGAAACGATTGTGTATTTTCTACTATATTTTGTAGTTGTGTTATTGCACCTTCATTTCCAGAGGTAGGAGGGTTACCTAAACTCGCCCATACTTGAAAAAATGTAGGCATGGATAACTGATTAGTATATTGTATTCCACCCCATACATTCATGTTATAATTAATTTGTTCCGTTGCTAGAAAATCGCTATTTGTAGTTAACATTTCTAAATCAAAATTATTATTAAAATTAATTCTTGCTTGTAAATTATTATCTGTAGATATTTTATCTGGATTATATTGTTCGTATGTAAATCCTAATATTCCTAATAAACCGTCATTCCAGGTTTCTTTAGTAAAAGATTTTCCTAAATCCATATATAATCCACATACACTATCCATTACAGATAATTCTTGAATACGAGGATTTGTTCTTTGAACTGATACTGTAGTTGTAGGTGGAGAATGTGGATTAGGTGCTCCTATGCTTTGATTTGAAGGTTCATTAACATACGTAGCGTAATCAGGAGACCACGACCAGTAACCTAATAATTTATTTATTTTATAAACTTCGTTAGGTGCTTCAGTTAAAAGGGGGTTTGATAAAGTTGTAGGTGCACCTGTGGTGGGATTGAATTGTGTAGGGTGTGGATTTTCTCCAGCGTTATACGGTTGTCCGTGTCTCTCTGGTTCATGTAAATATTCAAAATAAAAGTGTCCGTTAGCACCAAAAGTTAATGCAGAATTAGAACCTCCTAAAAAACATTTATTCATGGTAAACCACATATCATTTCTTAATGTTGTTTCTATTGCGTCCTGCGTCACTTGTGTTGCTAGACCCCACGACCCCGCCTGTAATATTTTTAAATCAGTTGTATCATATCTGTATGGAGTATATCCAGAAAAAATATTCATAGCGACCTGACCGTATGAAGTGAAATGATTATCCCACCCTATTAATACGTTTTTTTCTGTAAATACTACTTCAGGGTCGCTACCAGGGGGGTCATTAAACGAAAGTGGAGTATACATACCTACAAACCAGTTAGCGACACCGTCAGGGAAAACTTCAGGGTGTAGCGTTATCCAATCCACACCGTCAACTGTAGTTTTAGTCATACAACCATACGCTATATGACTAGATAAGAATTGTTCTCCGTCACCGTCCATATCTTCTCGTGTAGGGTCATACGAAAAAAATACAGGGACAGAAGTTCTACCTACTATAGACCCTGTGTTCTCATATCTATCACTACCTAAATATGGACTTTGTGTTCCGTCCTGGTCGTCTCCTCCAGGTTTCGCTATAAAACTAGTTGCACCATGTAAAAATCTACAATTATTTATATTTCTTATATTTGTATTACCTACATAATCAAAAATCCTTTGTTTAGGGTCTATAGGGGGGTCTTCATTATCAGGTAGTCCTCTTAAATTGAACTTCTGTCTATCAATAGCGTCAAATAATTCAGGATATTTTCCCTGTGCTTTAAATAAATTACTTAAATCTTTTCTATTTTTATCAGTCCATTCCCAGGAGGTCACTATCGGTTGATTATAAAATGAAGTAGCGTCGTCTTCTGTCCCTGTTGTAATTGTATTACGTAGATATGACGCTCTATTACCATAAATAAAATCACCATTAGCAGTAGTATCTTCTAATTTATTATTACCGTATGTATCGTCGTTTAAACCATAAATACCTTCAGTAACTATCTGTCCTAATTCTCTTAAATCAGGTCTTTTAAAACCTACAGTTTCGTATCCCTGGTCGTATAGACACGCTTTTACTATATCCGCTGGAGTTGTAGTGTTTGCTAACCAGCAGTCATGATTTTCTTTTTTGCATAAATCCATAGTATTTGTATTAAATACTTTATATGTAGTAGTTTCAGTAAAATCACTAACTTTCCTTAATGTTTTATATGCTTTTCCGTCGTCCCACCGTAATAAATCAACTGTTTCTTTTTGTTGTTGTAATTGTTCTGTGAATTGTTTTGCTATATTAGACGGACTATTGTAACCTTTATCTATTTTAATTGTATTTATTTCAGTATATTTCCAGAACTTTCTTAATCCTGGACTTTGTCTACCTATACCTCTAAAATATTCTTGATTTCTTGTAGGGTTAGAAGGGTCTAAACCCATATTATAAAATGAAGCGTCCCTCATAAATATTGTATATCTAGAATTATCTGTTTTAGGAAACAATAGAGTTTTAAAACTCGCTTGACCTGTAGGGTCTCCTGACATTTGTAAATAATCTGCTAGACATAATGAGTAAGCACCATGAGATATAACCTGGTTATCTACTAATACATTATTAATGATATTACCATTACCAGAAGCGTCACCACCTCTGTAATGTCCCTTCGTCCATAAATTATTATTATAAGCAGTTAAATTAGCAGTAGCAGTCGCCCACGCACGAGGTAGAAACCAGTATCCTTCTCCATTTGCAGTTTTATAATAATGTTGTTGTATATTAACTTCGTCGTCACGTAACATAATAGTTTTAATATGATTAGCAGTATTCCTCTGCTGTTGTCTATCAAAATTATTAACATTTATTTTTTCAACGTCTCCGTAATGCTCGTTATCACTTTCGTCTGTATTAGTATATTGATATGGTAATATTTCATAATCAGTTATATCAGTATGTATGAAATCTTTAGTTACTCCTAAATCTTTTCCTTCTATTTCAATAGTATTAGCACCACACCCCTTTTCATTAATAAATGAATATTCTATATTAACAGTATCACCCTGTTTAAGTTGAATATTTTTACCTAGTTTGTTAGTAAATAGTGCATTATCACTATCTAAATCACCTGCGTTAATAGATTGTTTTTTATTACACTCTAATATCTGTATATCAGTATATTCCATTTATACTAATATAATATATAAAAATAAATGAATTAAAAATAAAATTAATCTTCAAACCTTTTTCATATATCCATTTGTGGATTTTTTACTTATATAAATCTACAAACAGGTTTAAACTTCAACAGAAACGCTATTTCCTTTCACCACCATTTTACGTATGTGAAATATAAAGTTTTTCCAGAGCATATTAACGCTAGGTTGTGTCGCTTCAGTTGTCCCTTCATATCTAACATTCAACCTGCATGAACGTCCACGACCGTCAAAAACAGCATTTTCCCCTATCGCCAACATTCTACCTACGACGAAGTTACGGTTATATTCAGTAAAATTATTTACAGTAATACCTGCGGACACGAGTGCTTTTTCTAACTCCACCAAAAAATTAGCGTCTATACCACCAAACTTACTAGTAATTTTTTTAGTAGATATATCACGTGAGGGCACTTGCTTCCCATTCAAGAAAAATGAATACGCAGAAAGACAGTTAGAGCACCCTTCTAGTCCAGTTCTACACGAGTGTAACTGGTGGTCTTCATAGAAACCTGCACCTGCGTCCTTATCGTTCGTTTGTAAGTATGTCCCCAGTCCAGCACACGAAAAAGCAGGTTCATATATAGTAGCGTCAGTAGGCACACACAGAATACTTTTCGCTCTACTAAACTCTATATTCAAAGGAATTACTGCCTGTGTATCACTCTTTAAAGTAGAATGAGTAGAACATGTAACAGACGGAATATCAAACTCTATCACACCACCTTTTTCTCTAACTGCAGAAAGCATAGATTTTTCATAAGAAGGAGGCATAGTAATCTGGTGAACCACCATTTCAACATTACTAATTTCATACGACGGAGACCACCCAGTAACAGGTGTTTCTACATTATCCAGACTTTCACTAATAACCCAGAAGTCGCCACTTTCAATATCTAAATCTAAACCACCACTCGCTACGGGGAGAGTATCAACCTGAACGTCTAATTTAATCATATTCTTACCGTCAACAACCTCCACAGATACACCTGTAATAGGAGCAGGACTATCCAGTTTAATACGTCTATATGGAGACGCTTTTTCAACAAAGTTAATAAACTCACCTACAACAAACGGACAATTTTGAACTGATACACAGGAGTTAGTTTGTTCTAAATAAATAGCATTAGAACCACCACCGTCTTTATCAATTTTAGCACCTGTATTATCACCACCGAAAAATACTGGATTTTGTGTGAGACGGCGATTAGCATTAACACTATCTAACTGTCTAAAAGTGTTTCTAATACCAGCGAGGGTCAGTTCAATATATAAACCGTCAGTCAGGAGATTAGGAAACACCTTATCATTATCAGCGAAAATCCCTGTATGTAACGGTAGCGTCATTTTACATTTAACCATAAAGTCATTATCAAACTCTCTAGTTTCACCTGCATTAGGACTTTCACCTGGTTCTCCAGAAATCGTTTGAAAGTATTGACTTGTAACATAACTATTCTGTAATGATTTAGTAGAACCAAACTCGCCTCTAGTTTTAGGGTCATACACTCCGCACCCTTCAGTTAAAAATCTTTTATTCTGCTCTGTATCCGTGCGTGAATAATCATACTTAACTGCTACATACGTGTTGTATTGTGTATTCTCCTCCAAAAGTGTCCCCCTATTACCAGCATACGTCCTAATTTGAGAGATAAGTGCTTGTCCTCCTATACCACTATCTAACATGAGACGTGTTCTACCTTGTGCGTCGTCTTGTTTTAACAAACAATCAAATTGTAAATAACTATCCTTACCAGAAAAATACTTAATGGACGGAGGGATATAGATACCTACCACCTGGTCTTGTTTAAAAGACAATCCATTTTCAGCACTAATTCTTATATCCGTTTGTTCTAGATTGATTTTACCCTGCGTGTTAAAGAAACTCATATTTATAAACATAATAAATATTAAAAAAAATATAAAATTATTTTAAAAAAAAACTTAATATTACCAAAAACCCCACCCACCAGTAACTTTATCTTTTTGTAATTCTGTATGCATATCTTCTAAATCTTTTAATGTTTTCAATTTATCATTTATCTTTAATATTTTTTTGATATATAAAATGTCTGCTTTGATTTGTTTTGTATCGCTTTTCATTTGAGAAAGATTTTTACTTATCTCGTCTAAAAGAACCTTGTTGTTTTTTTTATCGCTACTTCCATTCATATATATTGTTGTAAATAATTTTTTATCTTTATTATAATTTTAAAATTATTGTTCTAATAAATGATTTATTAAATGTAATTTATCATGGTGACGAACTTTAAATATATCTAGTTTATTGTTACTCTTGTAATAATATAACAATTGTTTTGCTTTAATTAAATCTTTATTTTCCTTGTATCGTTCTTTAACTTTATCTTTATTCTTATTATAATGTTTTCTAGAACGTTCGTTTCTATCTAACTTAAACTCTGGTGTATCCTTTAATCTCTCATACCTCGCCTTCTCCATTTCTCTCTTTCTTTTGTATGATTGTAAAATACGTGCAATACTTTCATTATTGAACTCTTCCATTTATATACTTAATATATAAAATAATTTTAAGTAAAACGCATTTAAAATTACCGACAAAATCTTCAAACCTTTTTTCATATATCCATTTGTGGATTTTTTACTTATATAATTCTACAAACGGATATATTCAAGAAAAGGTTTTAAGTAATTACTCCAGAATTATTTTCTATTCTATATTATAAATGAGTGTTGAAGATTATTGCCCTGAACGTGATAATGATTATGACGAATATACTTTAGATTTTGATATACAGAATGTAATAGAAGTTAAACAGATAAAAGATATATTGAATGAAAAAAATAAACCTGAACTAGTTGGTTTCCTTGATATACTTATAAATCATATTAACTATAAAGTAACAGGTATAAATCCATTTGAATTATTTAGTGAAGGTGAATTAATAACTGAAAGTGAAGAAGAAACTACAGACGAAGAATGGACTAATCAAAATGCTTAATGGTTGATATAATTGTATAACATGTTTTCTTTCTTTTATTAATCTTTTTATTTATGAATGAATAATACTTTACATTTAAGATTACTTCATTATATATCCTTTTGTTTTTTTCCACTTCCATTTTATTTTTTCCTAATATATCCATTTGTTCTTTTATTAAGTAACGAATATCTAAAGGTATATTGTATTTGTCTTGCAGATACTCTAACATTATTGATATATACATATATTTTTATTTAAATAACTATAATTTAATCTAAAAACACCTATTAATCTAATATAATGACTATAATAGACGTTAAAACAGTCCATTAATCTAATATAATGCTCTCTACAGACATTAATTTTAAAATTAATTCATTATTTAGTGGTATTTATAGCATAATCCTTGATTAATAGACCATATTACGTCATATTTCTATTAAATAACACGTAAAATGATAGATTAATACATTAATTCCTGATATATACCTTACTTTTTCATTTCACCGTCATAAAACTTTTAAAAATTATTATTATTTACTATAGTAATACGTCATATAATTTATTTAGATAATTCAGTAAATATTTCCATTACTTTTTCTCTAACTTTTAATTCAATCATTCCAGTAGGGTCTGCAACTTTTCTTCTATCTTCTAACCATGTAGTTAATTGTTCTCTAGTCATTACATTATCTTTTAATAAATCCATACTCGCTTCAAACAATACTTTAGTAAACCCTCTAATCATTTGTGTTATAATATCTTTGTCAGGTTGTCCGTCTTGTGATTGTTTCGCTAGATACTTCAATTGTTCTGCTAGTAATTTAGAAGCAGGGACTAATGGATTTTTCAATCTAGTCCATAAGAATAAAAATGAGAATGCACCACAGTAACCACTATTTTTATTTATCATAACTCCTTCAAAGTTTTTAGACCCTTCAATATTAGAGGTCTCCCATGCTTGTAGATTTTTACCTGTGTATAATGCTTTATTACTTTTCTCCCATTCTTTAAATAACGCTGGTTTAGGGCACACGTCCGTAGGACTTAAATACTTGAACTGTAAATTAGAACCTAATTCTTTTAATTCTTTATTTACTGCTTCATTTACTTCAGGGACACCCCATTCTTTAATACCACCAATAGTTTCACCATAATCTCCCCATTCTCCATGTGGTTCATATCGTTCTAATGTATTTAAATGATAATTCCATATTAACATGTTAGCGTGACCTCCACCTTTTTTCTTTACTGCAGATAAAGGCATGGCGACCATTTTTTTTCGTTTAGCACACCTTATTATAGATTTCGCTATTTCTTTAGGTATATCACCTTCTATCATTTGTGCTGTATTAAACCATAACCCTTTCACGAAGTCAGGACTATATGCTTTTTTACTAGGTTCATATAATCTAGTTTTTAACATTACACTATAAGGGACAGAACAGTCATTATTACTTTCTTTTAAAATCCACCCATACATTAATAAATTAACTACGTCTCTTCTAGTCGCCCACGGATAAACACCGTCTATAGAATTACCTTCTAAAGTATTTTTAAATACGTCACCTATACTCATTATACTAGCGTCTCCGTAATCAGCGTCCGCTTGAACTTCTATTTCTAGTTTTGTTTCACCTGTTAATAAATTAGTTGTTTCCATTTGTTCTTTTTGAGATAGTGCATTATTTACAATTATAACCTGTTTATTATTAAGTAATATTTTATCATATAGTTTCTTTAACTTCTGTGCCTCCTGTTCTCCACACCTATTTTTCAATCTATTAAATTGTTTCATGTAATCTTTAGTTGTTTTTATATCCATAACACCTAATATATAATCATTATATTCTTTAACTGCTTTTTTAATAACGACAGGTTTAAACTCACTTGCTTTCATTTTACTATATTTCTCTCCACCATTTTCTTTCCATTTTATTAAATGGTCTACACCAGAAGATTTATCTAAACTTCTTAATACTTTTACTACCCCTGCTTTTTTTAAGTTAGATAACTCATTACCGTATTTTATTAATTTAAGTTTCATTCTACATTCAGCGTCGTCACCTACTTTACCTGGTTTAGGTTTACTACCAGTTTTAACCTTTACTTTCATTTTTGAAGGTTTAGATACAGCAGGAGGTTTAGGTATAACTTTTTTTTTAGGTTCAGGTTTTTTTTTAATTTCACTTTTACCTATAAAAGGATTTTCTTTTATATCTTTCTTCGTAACTGTTTTCTTAACAGGTTGTTTCTTAACAGGTTTCTTAACAGGTTCAGGTTTCTTAACAGGTTGTTTTTTCTTTTGTATTTTTTTCTGTATCTGTTTCTGTTGTGCTATTGCTTGTTTTTTTATTTCTCTAATTTCTTTTTTCTTTTGTAATTCTTTTTCTTTTTGTAATTCTTTTTCTTTCTGTAACTGTAATGCAGTTTTAGGTTTAGGTGGAGGTTTAGGTTTAGGTTTTGTTAAGTTTTTCGCTTGTGATAATGGTATTGAAGGTTTCCTTTTCATAGCAGTAGTAGGTATTAATTCTTTTTTTTCATGGTCTACTTTGTATTTATTATCTTTAATGATTTTAAGTATTCCGTCTCTATCTGTTTTAGGTGGTATTTTTATAGACATTAAAATATTATGTGCTTTAACTAGTTTACGTAATTCTGGTGCAGTCAATTCTCCTTTTAGTTTTCCAGATTTATACGGCATTTATAATTTAATTAAAGAAAATTAAAATGTTTGTTATATTATAAAATAAATGATAATACATAAGTCACACTCCAAAAAAGACCTATATGATATTATTAAAGTATTTCATTTTCCTATAACAGATAAACATATTACTAAAACGGATTTAGTTAATTTAATTAAAGATACTATACACAGTAATCTATTTAATATTGTTGATAATAATAAATATTTAATTGATAATAAAGAAGATTTAGTATATTACCTGATATCAGTAAATCCTAAAAAAAGATTATCAGTTAAAGATAAAAAACAACTGATAATGGATTGTAAAAGAATAAATCAATATAGTTCTAATCATTTCACTATAGATAATACTACATTCAATAGTGAAGACGAAGTTAAAGAATTAGTAAATAAATGCAAAGAATATGGCGAGATACCTACTGTTAGAAAAATGATTAAAAGATATAATGAAAATCCCATGTTATCTCCTGCTGATAGAGTTAAAGTTAATGTATCTAAAATAGTCCAAAAAGAATTAGACGATAATAGAATAGTAAAAAAAGTATTTATGAAAAATCTTAAAATTATTCCTGGACCACATTTAATAACATTTAGTTAAATCCGTTCAGTATCTACAATCCATTCATTTAAATCACTAGGTAGACTAGTTGAAGTAGTAATATCTTTAGATAATGGTTTCAATAATTCTACTTGAATAAATGCATAATCTACATTACGTCCTTTTTCTTTATGATAAAATGGTTTTACTTCATATTCGTCTTCACTATAATCCCATACATATAAACCGTCATAAAATAAAAAATAAAACTTAAAATCTCTAGTTTCTGTATCAGGTTTATTCTTAAGATAATTTATTTTATTTAATCCCACTATTGTATCTGGATATGTATATAAATTACAGTTTCTACTTTTCAATTCACCTATAATTGAATTATTTTTAAAATCCACTTGTTTAAAGTTTCTTTTATATGGTATAATTCTATCCTCTTGATATTTATTTTTATTCAACCAATACATTACTTTCTTTTCATTAAAAGAACCTTGTTTTAAATCTTCACTTAAACTCCAACCCATTATTTTATATTACTTACAAATATAAAAAAATGGATAAATAAACGCATAATATTTGAAATAACTTGAATATTTTGATTAAATTATACATATTTGTTTAAAATTACCGATATTTTAATTTTCTATTTTTCTTTAACATAAATATCATTCATTACGTCTGTTGAATGTCCTGTGATTTCCGCCATTTTTTCCATTTTCTTTTTATTATCTGCAAACATATCACTTAATACAATTTTTCGTATCATGGTTGTTGATATATTTTTTCCTAAATATTTCTTACTGGTCTTCAGTAATAACTGTGATAATGCGTTACGTGTTAATGGTTTACCTGTTCCAGATTTAAATAATATACCCATACCATTCTTCTTAATATACATTCTTAATATTTTCTCTAAATCTTTAGGGATAGGTATATTTTTTTGTTTATATTTTCTACTAGTTTTATATTCGTTCAATACAAACTCCATGCTATTTTTATTAACTACTAAATAATTATTTGACTGTTTATCGTCTTCACTTAATTTATTAAATTGAGTTTTCGTAATAGCACTCATTCCTGCGAGGTCATTACGTAACGGTATCCTAATTAATACATTATATATAGTATATACGGTTAACAGTTGTTTCTGTTTTGCTGTTAATGAAGTAGATTTTTTTAATTTATGCATTTTAATATCTAGTTCCATTTCATTTATCATTTTTTTTATTTCACTTAATTCTACAAATGACGCTTTTTGTTTCTCACTAATCTTTCCACTCTCATTTTCAGTTACATATTGTTTATTCAATTCATTTCTTAATGTATCATATTTTTCAATTAAAGGATTTTGTTTACCTGTTTCTTCGTCTGGACTACCATTAGTAATCGCCTTCAGTAATACTATAATACTATTATAATAATTACGTTGACTAGTATAGTGTAATGAAGATAATTTATCTTTTACTTTATCTATATCCTTTAAAAAATCAAACTTATCGGTTTCAAACAATTTCTTTAATTTATTTAATGTAAATACATACATTTTAATTGTATTAGGTTTTAGATTAGGACGTGCTTTCATGATTACTTTTTCAATATTATCAACGTTCATTTATAATATAGAATAGAAAATAATTTTAGATTAAAAAAAACTTAAAACCTTTTATTGAATATATCCATTTGTGGAATTATATAAGTAAAAAATCTACAAATGGATATATAAAAAAGGTTTGAAGATTTATGCATAGAATACCTCCATTTGTCCGTCCTTTAGACGTGCTGTTCTTAATACTTCAATCCACGATACCTGGATATATTGTCCTTCTTCTCCATTCAATTCACGGAGGTCACTATAATCATTTTTAATTTCAATACCTTTAGTTCCCACACGTTCACCACGGTTCAATCTCCACCCCATAAAGTATTGTTTTCCAGATAGATTATTACTTTGTCCTTTACCTTCAAATTGTAACTCTTCTAAACCAGAGGGAGCGATAACACACGAACCAGCAGTATCACGGTGACTTCCACCTTCATTACTATACACACAGCGAGTAGTATATAAAATCTTACCTTCTGCGTCCTTTAACTGGTGATAATGACGTGCATTATTTTTAACGTCCAGAGGATATAAATATCTTTCATTATATAATAAATTAGTAGTATTGTTTCCGTATTGGTCTTGATTAGCATGATTTCTCATATTTGCTGACGCACCATATTCATTCAGTAAATCATTAGCAGGTTTAACAGGAGCAGTTCCGTCATGAACGGCGTGTGCTCCACAGAATACTCTAGTGACTAATCGCCCTGCACCTCCCACGTTACGTGTATTATTTTTCGCAGTTGTAGTAGTGAGATTATGTCTAGAAGTTTGATAATCCACATAACCGAAAGTTAAATCACTATTTTTACTCGCCCACTCGTCCATAGCACCAGGGTAGAAAATATGGTCGCTAATTAGTTGAAGCGAGTTCTCGTCTATAAGAAATGCTGAAGTATCTGCAGTTGCTCTATCACCATAAGATAAACTCACACGCTTACCAATTGTAGGAGTAAAATATAATTCTATCTGTATCCTATCGTCTCCAAACATGAAAAGCGGTAAATTATTGCCTGCTTTTAGGAAGGGAAATAACGAATGTAACGCTACCTGGTAAGTAGGGGATAAATCCATTCTATCTTTAGATATAACTGAAAAGTTATTAGAAGATAAACCAGCGTCACTATCATAAGTTTTACCATTATCTAAACCGTATGATTGAGCGGAGGTTCTCTGTAAATCACCAGTAGCACTATCAGTTACATAATTCATTTCATAACATAGACCTCGTCC